AAAGTTGTAGAAACACCGCTAGGTTATAATGGTGAGGTAAAAATAGGAGACACACTTTTAGTTCATCATAATGTTTTTAAATTTTACAACGATATGTATGGAAAAAGAAAAAGTGGAAAAAGTTTTTTTAAAGAAAATTTATTCTTTATTGACTCTGATCAGTTTTTTTTATTTAAAAATAAAGGTAAATGGAAGGGATACGGAAAGTATTGTTTTGTAAAACCAGCTGAAGCTAAAGATAGTTTTATAAAAAAGTCTGGGACTATCGAACCGTTAATTGGAACATTAATTTATTCTAACTCTCAATTAAAAAAAATGGGCTTAAAGGAAGGTGACGAAATATCTTATCAGCCTGAAAGCGAATATGAGTTTAATGTAGACGGTGAAATATTATATCGTATGTTTACTAAAAATATAACACTAAAATTAAATGGATAGTAAAAGCATAAAATTACAGATAATAAGCGCAGGGGAAAGAGCGGTTGTGCAGTTGATTAAAGTTGCAAAAGAAGATATTATAAAGTACGACAAGGATGATGAGTTAGCCGCTGACAGATTAAAAAACGCAGCAGCTACAAAAAAGCTTGCTATATTTGATGCTTTTGAAATTTTAAAAAGAATAGAAGAAGAAAAAGATTTACTTGAAGGAGTAGCGCCAAAAACAAATAATACCCCAAAAGGATTTGCAGAATCAAGATCAAAATAAATTATATAGAATTGTAAAAAACAAAATTCCTAAATCGGTTTTATCTAATAAAAATAAAGCTAGAACTTGGAGGTATGGGTATAATGAAAAATACGATATTATAGTTATATCAAAAGATGGTACCGTAGGAGATATATATAATATTAATAATCTGTTAGTCGCTTTACCATCAACTCCAAAATTAACTTCTAAAGAAAAAACGGAAAATCAATATTGGAAACCCATAGTTGTACCAAAAGAAATAAAAAAATTACAGTCTATTTTTCAGTGGCACCAGACGCCACCGCAATTTAAATCTAAATGGGTAGATTTTATAGAACAAGAGTTTGACAAGCGAGAACAAGGAGCTTGGTTCTTAAACAACGGATCCCCTACATATATTACAGGAACACATTATATGTATTTGCAATGGACTAAAATAGATGTTGGACATCCAGATTTTAGAGAGGCTAACAGAATATTTTATATTTTTTGGGAAGCTTGTAAGGCTGATGAAAGAAGTTTTGGAATGTGTTATTTAAAAATTAGACGTTCTGGTTTTTCTTTTATGAGTTCTTGCGAAGGCGTTAATCAAGCTACCATAACCAAAGATGCTCGTATAGGTATTCTTTCTAAAACAGGAGCTGATGCAAAAAAAATGTTTACAGACAAAGTTGTTCCTATATCTAATAACTATCCATTCTTTTTTAAACCCATACAAGATGGTATGGATAAACCAAAAACAGAATTAGCATACAGGGTTCCAGCCTCAAAGATTACAAAAAAAAATATGTATGATACTGGGGATGAAGAGCTTGAAGGACTTGACACAACTATTGATTGGAAGAACACATCTGACAACTCTTATGATGGTGAAAAGCTACAATACTTATTACATGATGAAAGTGGTAAATGGGAAAGACCTGAAAATATTTTAAATAACTGGCGTGTAACAAAAACTTGTTTGAGACTAGGGAGTAAGATTATAGGAAAGTGTATGATGGGTTCTACATCTAATGCTTTAGATAAAGGAGGTTCTAATTTTAAAAAACTTTTTGAAGATTCCGATTGCTCAAAAAGAAATCAAAACGGACAAACCAAATCAGGCCTG